ACGAGCATACATCCCTGCCATACGCTCTGCTGCTTCCATAGCTCCCGATGCTGCTGTAGCACTTGACATCATCAGCTGCTTGTCAGCATCGTTTGTATCAACACTTGCTCCACCTCTCTGGCTTCTTACTGTATCGAGGTAATTCAGTCCTGTGATTGCCTGCTGTCCTGCATCCGTAGCTGGGATAGGTACTAGCCCATTAGGTGTCTTCATCCTTACTACGCCATTGATCCTACCATCAGTAAGATCCTTCATATTCACATCACCTTCTACTGCTCCTACTCTCGAGCTATTCATCGCTTCAAGGTTATCAGCATATGATCTCAATACGTCTGTTTTAGCGTCCTGTATGCCTCTCATCTGCTCATACATACCTTGCCCTTGAATACGATGGGGCATAGGTAAAGGCGATCCAGTAGCATATGGAATACACAATGCAGGCTCATCTGTAATCATCACCGATCCAGAATACAATAGGTGCCGTAGCTCTGTAGTCCCTTTACCTAGATCAACACGTAGGTAGATGTCATAGCATTCCTTTACTGCTTCTGCGTCCTGTCCTGCCTCTTCATCACTATCATTCTGATAGGCTCCATCTCGTGCCCTAGAAGCTGCCCAATACTCATCGGATACATTAGGCATACTATCAACATCGGAGGCCTTCACGCCCATCTCCTTAAGCATAGAAGCGGTAAACAACCTGCGTTCACCAACCATCCTCAAGGAAGCTAGATCATATTGATTACGTGCATTACTGAATATCATTACTGCTGGATCTATACATTCCACCTTTAATTCATAGGTAGTTGTAGTCCTCTTAATTCTGTATCCATCCTTGATCTCTGTAGCATCAACTTCCTGGTTCTTTGCTGTAGGAGTCATAACCTGCATTAGCTGCATATCATCAAGCTCACCATAGTTCTCTGTAGTGACTTCAGCCTCGTCTTCTACTGTTACCTTGATCCAACCATTACCTATCAACAAGGCATCGTGTGCTGCCTCTCTCAGGATCTTATAACCATTACTTCGATCCAACTGCCATTGGCAAGCATCACTCTCACCTATAGCTTTCAGTTCGTCCTGTTCACTAGAAGCATCAAACATCACATTAGATGTCTGGAATATTCTACCTACTTGGCTCATTAATGCGTTAACCGTGTCTGCTACGTCGTGGCTAACCAGATTACTTCTACCACAAGGAGCGGCATACATTATCCCATTATAGTAATTCAACGCTTGCTCACGCTTTGTTGAAAGTACATCAGTATCGTATCCGATACTCTGTTCCACTTCAAAATGGGCTAATGCCAGTATGTCATCTTTAGTCATTTGTTCCTGTCCCTGGTTGCTTGTTGTTTACAATTCGCATGGCAATACTTACTCCGTGTTGGGAAGGGTGTCTGGTACTCATTACCGCAAATTATACATTCTTTTGTGTATTTCTGCCTATTTACCCATGTTGCCCTGCCATGAGTACTATGCCACTCTATTCCTTCAGGCGAGGCGTGCCACTCTTTCGACATCTTACCTGCCTCAATTAACTGCTTCTTATTCTCTGGTGACCCTACCCATTTGTTATGTGGTGCGTGGTGCTTTGCGTGCATTGATAGCGTCATCAACTCAAAGTTCATTGGGTCATTGTTAATTTTGTCGTGGTCTTTGTGATGCACAATGTACCCATCAGGTACTGGCCCAAAGTTGTCTTCCCATATTGCTTTATGTAGCAATGTAGATACTGGATACCTTGACTTGTAATACCCTGTTTCAGGGCACAAGTAGAAATACCTACCGTTATATTCACGTTGGTCATGCTTGAATAGTTTCTTTCTACCGTCCTTACCTATGTAATGTTTCATGCCTAGCCTCGTTAATAAAGGCCGTATCTTATAGCATTCGTAGGTCAGTGTCTACCGCTACTTGCATACACTAGCTCCTCAGCCCAGCTACTGCTGTCTAAACGGTCTAATGGGGTGGTTGCTAGATAGCGCATCGCATCGCTTGAATGCGAGCACCAGTCGTGTAAAGGTCTTAACGACAGTACTCCACGCTTCTCTATCCACTCGTTACGATACTGTCTTAATGCTTCTATCCCATGTCTACACTTATCCTTATCAAACCATACATTCTTTAGGAAGCTCCTTGTAACGTCTATATCACCTACTAGATCCATACACTTGGGAGCTACTACTACCTCTACTCCTAATGCTTCTAATGTCCTCTTCCTTGTATTACCTGTACTCAATGAAGCTACCATCACATCATTAGGGAATATCATAGGTCCATAGTTATAGGGCTTCTTACGGAGGTCTCTAACGATATCCGGTATACCTGTACTCTGGTATTCCTGATGATCTATGACTCTGACCTTCTCACCTTCTAACTGAAAGAACCATACAGCTGTACTGTCACTCATACCCAAGTCAAATGAACAATGTACTAACTTCGTCTCATCGTAAACCAATGATGTAATCCTACTCTCATCCATTGATGATGCGAAGTATGCTCCTCTTATAGCTGCATCCCAACTACATTCGTATTCCTGGTCATACTCACTCTTACTCATATCTCTACGAGCTGCCTTCAATTCTTCATCGTCTATGATGGCTGTCTCACTGGCCTTATACATAAACTTACTCCATCCTGGATTATCATCTGCATCCTGATACTTATCATAGAACAATCCATTCCTACCTTGCGGAGTACCGATCATTAACAACCCACCTTTATGATCACTCAACGCTGGTCTTATTACCTCTGTAAACATCCTTGTTGGCATCTGTGCTGGCTCATCCATAACTACATGATGGGCATATAGTCCTCTACTTGCATCTGGATTATCTGCTGAACCAAGATAGATAATACCTCCATTAGGCATATCAATCTTCAATTCACTCTCGTTATATACAGCTCCCATATCCTTCGTAAAGTCCTTGAAGTAACTCCATGCTACTTTCTTAGCCTGACTAAACGTGGGTGCATAATAGAAGGTCTGTGGCTGCTTATGGTTGCTTACCTTTAGATTCTCTAACACACTAATCATTACTGCCAGTACTGTCTTACCAAAGCGTCTATGTGCTAACAATACATTGAATCTATCCTGTGTTTTATACACCTCCATCTGGTGTTTACGTAAAGCATAATTAATCTTCATTATTAAACACTACTAACGCTGATGGAAATGGTGCGCTGTTTTTATTACCACCGAACTTTAACCGCCCGCGTATAAACTCTATCTGTCCTTTAATAGCATAGTCATGCCACCATGCTGTATCTGTCCTTGCTGGAACTAAACATACAACTGTGCCTTTAGTTTCATATGCCTTCTTCATCCACTTACCTATGTCCCTGCCATAGGGGGGATTCATAAACACTACTTCTCCATCCCAATCCTGGATTAACCCATCGTCTTTAGGGGTATAGTATTTATCGCATAGGGCGCTACTGTCTAAAGCGCAAGGATCCAATGTGAATGAATACTTCTTATGCAACTCCGCATAAAAGTCTCTGGGCGTATACCATTCATCCGTTTCACTACTAAACCAATGCTTGTTATTCTTCAACGCTTAACACCACTTCAATCCTATTATCAATCTTACCTTGATGCTCGATACTCCTTAACTCCGGTAAGCTTCTTTTCAACAGCATCTCTGCTACTTTAATTTGACTTGCCTTTAAGGGATAAGTGTCTGGGTCAACCATATGATTGGTAAGGGTTTCAAGTACCTTTGCCCGTTTAATCTTCTTCCTTTGCTGTGTTTGCCACTGTGATCCTGATGCCATTATTTATGTCTCCTAAATTGAATCAATAGTATATACCATATTTAACAAGGGCTGGCGGCGTCGCGCGAAATCATAAATGCGAATGATTCTCATTTGTATATACATAAATACTCATAAATTGTAATAAACACTTGTATGTATATGCGTATTTATGTATAATGCTTTACATGGACTGGAGGCAAGAGCCGATAGCCATTAACGTCAAGAAGGAGACATTCATGACTAATAATACATTTACTCCCCGTCCCGATAAATTCACCCATGACTTCATCATGCGGCATTTTGAAAAGGACTATAAACGCTTCATCAAGCTCGCAGACAAGATGAATGTACACGCTAGAGAAGCAGCAGATATCGCATATGACCTAAAGCTAAAGGCAGAGCTAGCCAACTAACCCATCAAAGCCCCCTCCAAGGAGGGGCATTCCATAGGAAAGCAAAAATGAATACCACAAAACGTATCAACTTCCATCTAGACAGCGACCTATTCATAGAGGTAAAGATCAAGCTTTTAAAAGAACAAACCAATATGACCAAGGTACTAGGAGACTACCTAAAGGACTACGTAAGCCCTACTAACACTGATAACGGAGGCACTGGATTCAACAAGGACTTCACTGAAGATGAGTATGTTGAGCATATGCGTAAAACTGAAGTATCTTTAGGACATAGCTGGACTGACACTGATATAGCGTATTACCAAGACGCATACCGTAAAGACCACGAGGTATCACAATGACAGCAAAAAGAAAGACAGAAGGCTCTAACTATTCCAGAACCAGGATGTATCGAACCATAAATTCTGACCCTGTCCAGCATGAATGGATGCGTAAGAAGGCCTATGAGCTTGATACACCTATAGTCGGTGTTATTGATGTATTGATTAAATGCTACAAAGAACACCATCCAGAGGAGGCCTCATAATGAAGAAGCTACAAATCACCGTAAGGCAGGACGATAAAGACAGGTTTGTTCTATTGGCTCAATCCCTAAAGATGACCCACGCCCAGACATTGAATCATTTGGTTCAATCCTA